ACCTAAAATAAGCGAGGACAAAAACCGTGATTGGGTTGAGTACGGAGACGATAATGATTACTATTCTTATTTAATTGAACTTTATACCAACTCTACTACAAATCATTCTATTATCAATGGTATTAGTAATATGATTTACGGAAAAGGTCTTGATGCTTTGAATAGTAGTTCAAAACCTAACGAGTACGCTGCAATGCGTTCAATCGTTTCTGATAGTTGTTTAAGGAAAGTAGTACTTGATTTAAAATTATTGGGTGAGGGTTCATTTCAAGTTTTATATAAAAAAGGAGAAGTAGTAAAAGCGGAACATTTTCCAAGACAAACACTACGAGCAGAGAAATGTAACGAAGATGGAAATGTGGAAGCATACTACTATCACCATAATTGGGCAAAAGTCAAGCGTAGTGATAAACCTCAACGCATAGCAGCTTTTGGTTTTGGTAACGGAAACGAGCCTGAGATTAAAATAGTAAAGAAATACGTATCGGGATATGATTATTATTGTCCTGTAGATTATCAAGGTGGTTTGGCTTATGCAGAATTAGAAAGCGAAATAGCAGACTACTTAATTAACGATGTACAAAATGGCTTTAGTGGAACTAAGGTAGTAAACTTTAATAACGGTGTACCCGATAGGGAAAAGCAAATACAAGTTAAAAACGATGTAATGCACAAACTCACAGGAGCGAGAGGTGAGAAAGTGATAATTGCATTTAACAACAATGCAGAATCTAAAACAACGGTAGATGACATTCCATTAAACGATGCACCACAACACTATGAGTATTTGTCTAACGAATGTTCAGCTAAACTAATAGTTGCACACAGGGTCACAAGTCCATTACTTTTAGGAATTAGAACTGAGAACAACGGTTTAGGCTCTAATGCAGACGAAATAAAGACCGCTGCGCTACTTTTTGACAATATTACTATAAAACCCTATCAAGACTTATTAACGGACTGTATAGACGATATTTTGGCGGTTAATGGTATATCTCTTAAACTTTATTTTAAGACTTTACAACCTTTAGCGTTTATAGAAACAGACAACGCAATAACAGACGAAGCACGTGAGGAAGAAACAGGGGTTAAATTAAATGCACAGTTTGATGACAATAAAATGTTTGACTTACTTGAAGAGTTTGGAGAAGATGAAGATTTAGATAATTGGGTATTAGTTGATGAAAGAGAAGTCGATTATGACCAAGAAGAAGCATTAGATAAAATGATTGGATTAGCTTCAACAGGAACTGCAAGACCTAACGCTACAAGTGAACAAGATGGTGAAGCAGACGATATGAAGTTTAAAGTACGTTATCAATATGCACCTTTAAAAGTTTCAGCTAACAGCAGAGAGTTTTGTAAAAAAATGGTATCTGCTAAAAAGATATATCGTAAAGAAGATATTCTACAAATGGGAACTAAAGCAGTTAATGCAGGATGGGGTTTAAATGGCGCAGATACATACAATATATGGTTAAGTAAAAACCTACACAAACTTTATAAAGGTGGAGGTGCTTGCCATCATTTTTGGATGCGTAAGACCTATATGGCAGTAGATGTAAAACCTGATGCTACAAACCCAAATGCAGAAATAAGTGTTAACAAGGCAAAGAAAGAGGGTTTTAAACCCGAAACTAACGACCCTAAAGTTGCAAAGAGACCAAAGGATATGCCTAATCAAGGATTCGTAAATAAGTAAGATATGGCACAAGCGTTATTCGTAACAAGAAAAGATGTAGTAAAATTTACTGCTATGAATGGAAATGTAGATACAGACAAATTTATTCAGTATATTAAAATTGCACAAGATATTCATATCCAAAACTACATTGGTACTGACCTTTACAACAAGATTCAAGCTGATATAGAAGGAAGTAGTTTAGCAGGAAACTATTTAGCACTCGTAAACGACCATATAAAGCCTATGTTAATACATTGGGCAATGGTTGAGTACTTACCCTTTGCAGCTTATACGGTGGCAAATAAAGGCATTTATAAGCATAGTTCAGAAAACTCTGAAAACGTATCAAAAGAAGAAGTTGATTTCTTAATAGAAAAAGAAAGAAATACAGCACAATATTATACAGATAGGTTTGTGGATTATATGAGTTTTAATGCGAGTTCAAAGTTTCCTGAATACTATACAAATAGTAATGACGATGTTTATCCCGATAAAGATGCAAGTTTTGAAGGATGGGTATTATGAAGTATAAACCAAAACAAGAAAACGTAAATAAGTTAAAGCAGTATTTGACTTATATAACAAAAACTAAAAAAAGTAATTGTATTAAATATGGCAAATAGCATAAATTGGGGGAAGATATATTGCGAAATGGAGACCAATTCCGCTTGGGGAGCAGATACCGCTTGGAGTACTAAATACGTACCCGATTTTTCTGCACCAAGTTGTTGGACTTTAGTTGACCCATTTAGTGCGGACACAACTTTATATACAGCAGACACAACACAATATACAGCAGATAAAACACAAATATAAAAATGGCTAAACAAACAATCAATATAGGAACTACTGCCAACGATGGCACAGGAGACCCTTTAAGAACCGCTTTTGATAAAGTAAATGATAACTTTACAGAGCTGTATTCAGACGATACAGGAGATGTTGATTCGGTAAACGGACAAACAGGAGTTGTTACACTTGACACAGATGATATTTCAGAAGGAAGTATTAATTTTTATAACGCAAACCATACAGGTGATGTAACAGGTTCAAGTATATTAACTATCGCAGATGACGTTATTGAGTATGATAATATGGGTGTTGAATTTACAACCGCTGCGGTTATCTCTGCAAGTGATGTAGATTTTAGTTCTGCTGCGGTATTTACTAAAACATTGTCAGGTGCTACTACTTTAACTTTTTCAAACGTAGAAACAGGAATGGCAAAAGACTTAGTAATTACAGGAGACCATACCTTAACACTTCCTGCTTCGGTTAAGACAATAACAGGAACTTATGATGGTACTGTATCAAACCTAATTCAAATAATTTCAACCAATGGTTCAACAGAACAATGGGCAACAATCTCACAAGAAGCGTAATTATGATAGCAATACAACACGAAGGTGCAATTAAAAAATTCACATCCTTACCGAAAGTTTGGAAAGATGATAATGGAGTACACTTAAATATTACAGATGGACAAGCGTATGGATTTTATCCTATTGTTTCTCCAAGCTATGATTCAGCAACTCAACATTTAGGAGACTTAGAGTGGGATGGTGACAATAACGTATTTACCTACCCTGTAATTGATAAAACTTGGAGTCAAACAGTAGCAGAGTTAAAAGAAAACAAAATTGCAAATCTTAAAAGTTTATATGGTAGAAAACTATCTGAAACAGATTGGTACATTATTAGAGCGCAAGAAGGTATAGCTGCACCTCAAGATATTATAGATGCGAGAGCAGCATTAAGAACTGAGTGTGCAACCAAAGAAGATGAAATTAATGCTAAAACAACAAAAAAAGCAGTAGTTTCTTATTCTTTACCAAACCTTGACTAATGATAAATAAAAAACTTATAAATACAGGGGTAGCTGCACCTGCACCATTCGACCCTTTACAGAACTTTGAGACTGTAACTTACACAGGAAACGGAGGTACGCAAAAGATAACAGGGTATATTAGAAAGGGTGCTGCTTTTAATGGGAGTGCTTATATAACTACAACTCCACAAACTCAACAACAAGAATTTTCTTGGTCTTTTTGGGTTAATTACACTTCTACGAGTTTATATTCTTTTATAGCGAGTGTATATACAGGGTCTGATGTATCAGGTGTGCCAAACGCTTTGTTTATTAACTCTCAAAATAACGGAAGATTAGCTTTAGCACTTGGAAATAACGGTTCGTATATATTTAATTTTAATCATACAGCTACAGGTCTTAATGATGGTAATTGGCATCACGTTTTGGTTTCTTGGGATGGCACAACAAATACAGATGCAGTAAAGTTTTATATAGACAACGTTGTTACAACCTCAACATCCTCTATTTCTGCAGCAAGTTTACCTAACTATTCAGAATTTGCTTTAGGAGCAAGAGCGGTTGACCACATAATTCCATATACAGGCTCAATAGACCAAGTAAGGTTCTTTAACAAAGCATTGTCCCAAAATGAAGTAGATACATTAGAGGCAGAAACCTACGCAAGTAGTACTAAATCAACTACGGATATATTTGGAGATGGTTCAGGTGTTGCTTTATATGAGTTAGATGAGGATGCTAATGATACAGGGACGACTGCAAGTACAATAGATACAGTAGATATTTTTGGGGATAGTTCACTTACTGATTATTATAAATTAGATGGTGGATTAACTAATGAAAAAAGTGGTGGTACTTCATTACAATCAGGTTCATCTACTTTTGGAGATGGTATTTTAGGTCAGGCATTATATTTAAGTGGAGGACAAACTGCAAGTCAAACGTCTACTTCTTATGGGTCTATGAATATATCAGGAAGTTATTCAGTATCATTTTACTTTAAAGCAACAACAGTAGGTAAAAGAAATATGCTTTGGTATCTTGAAAGTATTGGGGGGTACAGTAATCAAGTAGAGCTTGGTAGTGATAATAGATTATATTTTGGTGGAGCAACTATAACATCGCAGACATATTCTGCTAATACTTGGTATCATCTTGCAATTAGTTCCAACGCTTCCAATGGTCTTATTGAAGCATATGTTAATGGACAACCTATAGGTAGTCGCACTGCAAATTCAGGTTCAGGTTCAACACAATGCTTTGGACACGGTTCTGTAGGTTTAACAGGATATATAGACCAAGTAAGAATCTTTAACAAGATTATAAGTGATTCAAATGCAGCTACATTATACGAGGCAACTTCTTACAACGGAACACCTACAAACATAAACTTTTTAGGTATGGCATTTCAACCTGATTTGGTTTGGGTAAAGGCAAGGACAGATACTACATCACACGCAATATTTGATTCAGTAAGGGGTGCTTCTAAATGGCTTTCAAGTAATTCTACATCTCGACAAGAAACATATACAGATACATTAACGTCTTTTGATAATAATGGTTATACGGTTTCAAATAGTAGTGCGGTAAATGGTAATAATGTTAACTACGTAGCTTGGTGTTGGAAAGCAGGTGGAACTGTTTCCGCTAACAATAATACAGATGGTACTATTACGTCAACAGTTAGTGCTAATCAAGATGCAGGGTTTAGTATTGTGAAGTGGACAGGAACAGGTGCTATAAACACTATTGGACACGGATTGAGTTCTGCTCCTAAATTAATATTTATAAAGCCATTAGATGTAGATACTACTTGGCAGATTTATGCAGAACCAATAGGCAATAATCAAAAACTTTCTTTAGGTGGTATTTATGGAGATGATGAAGCCACAAGTACAACAAGATTTGATAGCACAAGTCCTACCTCTTCTGTATTTACGTTTAGAGATGTGGGTATTTCAGGTGATTTTATCGCCTACTGCTTCCATTCAGTAGATGGTTATCAGAAGGTAGGGAGTTATACAGGTGGGACAGGAGAAGTTGATGTTACAACAGGATTTAAACCAAGATGGGTAATGATAAAAAATACGAGTAATTCTGCAAGTTGGGTTATTTTTGACAGTATAAGGAGTGGAACGACAAACCCTATAAATGATGTTCTTGAGGCAGATACGTCTGATGCAGAAGCAGCAGTTGGAACTGCACACATTGATATTGTTGATAACGGATTTCAGGTTAATAATACAACATCTTTTTCTATAAATAATAACGGAGATACATACATCTATTTAGCAATAGCATAAACAATGGAACAATTGAAGATATACGGATTCAACGCAATAGCATTAGCAATATCAATAACAGAGATTAATCCTTATCTTCAGACAATATCTTTATTATTAGCAATAGGGTACACAATAATTCAAATAACAAAGAAACTAAATGGCAAAAATTGATTTAGACGGAGACGGAAAAGCAGACGTTTCAATTAGTATCACACAGATAATAACAATAGGTGCAATGTTTGCTTCTATTATTGGTTCTTACTATACGTTAAGTGCTAAGATAGATGCTAATACGTCAGAGGTCTCAAAACTTAAATACAACGAAAAGGA